AGCTGACTTAGCACGTCGCATAGGCTTGCTTTTTGGTCTTTTGAAAGAGACTTTCTTGCCTTTAGCGCTCTTTGCCTTGCGAGAGTTCTTTTTCGAATGAATCTTCGAATTTCTTGGCGGCATCGTTGACTGAGTTTCCAATAGTGTGGGGTTGCCCGGCAAAAAAGGTTCAATTTGTTTTGCGAGTTGATGTGGAGGTGTTTTCTTGAGAACTGACTTGAGCTTGTCTCGTGTTTTCTTGGGGATGAGTTGCTTTGCTTGCTTTCTTGCGTTTTTTCTGACGTGGTTGTAAAGCCTATCAGACATAGATTGTTTTGTGGGATCATGCGCGTCCCACAGCTCGCGCATTAGCCAAGGTAAGTCAAATTTGACCTCGACCACGTCTGTTGAATGGTATCCGAAATAAAGTCTTTCAAGCAAGCGGTCTGGCACATAAGATTGTTCAGCCTGGATCCAGTCTGGGTGATTTCTCCAGGTCTCCTGATACAAATCTTTGTACTGCGCGTAGAGCATATCCAGCTCCATTCTCATACTCCCATTTCCCCAAGCAACATTTCTCATGCCAGCAATTCTTTGCAATTGCTCAGGGGGTGTTCTTTCAGTTCCACCTTGTAGCAATGAGGAATAGAGTTTATCACGATCAACAGTATGCACCCACTGTTTGTGTTCTTTGTCCCAGTGGAAATGCATGGAAAGAAAGCCCAGTTCATGAAAAGGTCGGGATTTCCAACAAGGAGATTCAAGCACTATTGCGAGTTCGTCATAAACAAGGCGTGCAATTGTTTCGCCATTGAATTTTGCATGAATTTGATCTGAAATCGTCATAGTGCAATCGTCACCAAGTGTTATAATAGCGGTAAATTTTTTGAAGGCGGAATAATCATGACCAACAAGGCGGATAAAAGCATAGGCCATTGTGAAGAGCATCATTAAAGAATTATCATGTGCTGTGCCTACTTGCCCTGTGAGGTTTCCACCATCTCCATTGTCTCCCTTCATGTAAGTGTTTCCGTCAGGAAGCACAATGGGGCAACGTGAGACCATACGATAGACGTTTTGAAATCTAATTCGATTTTCTGGGGTTCTGTCTGAAGGTTTGAGTGCTCGCCACTTGATGTCAGCAATTTTCAAAAGACACTCCTCCCAAAGGTGTGCCTCCCAGGTGGAACCATCAAATTCATACCCATTTGGGTGTTGACAAAGGTGATCAGCGAGGTCCTGCATGCCTCCATTGTACGGAGACCAACCAAGCGCTGTGAGGGTTGAAATTGGAAATCTTTGCATGACGTGGTGCATGACAAAGCAAAGTCTTTGATTCCACATATTGTGTGCACCATCAACAGCTATCACATTCCTGAGCCTGTTGATTGCGAGTTTCTTGATGGGTAGAATTTCTTTTTTGACAGTGACGTGGGCAAGGCTACACATGTCATTCAAACAATCATTCCATTGGTTCTCAATCCACTCACGACACAACGCATCATCGTACATCTCCTCCTTGAAAGGGATGCCAGACAAAATCCATGGCAAACCAGCAGATTTTTTGCGTGTTTCGATGAGCGGGCTCGTTTTGATTTGGTCAAAGGTAGCAATTGATGAATTTCTCCAAAATGGGCTAAGTATAGTTTCCACCCAATCCCAGGCAGCTTCAAAAGTTTTGATATCATAATTTTCAGGTTTTCTTTTGATGAATCGTTCAACTGCGTCGTATGCTGCTGCAGTATTTGGAGAGTTCATTTTGTG